TCCACCCGTAGTTCCTGCTCATGAGGGACTGCGCCAGGAATAGCCCCCGCAAATCGCTTCAGGTAGTTCCATGCAATGTCTTTGGCCTGCGCGTAGTATGGGGCGATATACGCGAAGCGGGGCTCTGGAAGCTGGCAGCGTAAGGCCGCGTCGAGCAGATCGTTCACGCAGGCGACCGTCTTGCCCGCACGACGATGGGCCACGATGACCGCCCACCGCTGCTTGCCCAACCGCATATGGAACGGTTCGAACTGAGGCCGGGCAATGTAGCCGGTATCAATCGCCTGATCGTCGGACACCAGTCACCACCGTCAATGGAATGGACCCGCCCTCGCCTGCGCCTTGCAATTCAATGGCTTGAAGGTCGGGCAAGGCTTTTTTCAGCAGGATTTGAGCGGCTTGGATTTGGGACGGTTGCATTTCCACTTCGCCAAGCACATGACTTTGCAAGCGGTTAAGCAACTGACTCACCTGAATTTTCAGGCGGGTTTCGTCGTCGTGCCTGATCTTCCTGATACGCGCTGCCATTACAGTTCACCACTCACAATTGTAATTGTCCTTCGGTTCCTCCCAATCCGCTCAACCTTGATTTTCCCCATGAACTCCAAAGCCTGGACCATGACGGAACCGGCTTCAGGCTTCTTGGATCGAAGCCCCCGCATTCTATCATGGGGCTGGAACTTTTGTGTTCCCATTCCAATCCATAGGGCAATCTCCCTGTTGGTTGGGCAGCGCCAGCCCTTCTGAGCGTGAAGACGCAGCAATTGCATCGTGCGCTCCAGGCGCTCAGAAGTTATGGCTACGGTCACAATGATGCTCCGGTTAATTGCCAACAACGGTTGGGAACTCTTCATCCGCAACTCGCCATACGAGCTTCTGCATGGGGCGGTCTTCACGCCATGAGTTGAAAGCCTTGATGAAGATTGCAGCAACCTCCACACCGTCGCCCTGCCTTGCACTGCCACGGATGAGCCTGTTACGGAGCAGCAGCAATGAACTGTCTTTCACAAGCCCGATGCCTGAACACACGTTGTCAATGAACGTGTTGACGCCCTGCCCGTTAGCGTACTTGATGATGAAAATAGCGGCGGCAACACCGCCCGGACTTGTCGTCCTGCCGAGTGCGCCCTTGATTTGGTTAGACTGTTTGACGCAATCAGCAACACCCGGATTGCGCTTGAAGTATTCAACAACGTCGTGCCGTGAGACTGACAAACTGCTTGCCATCCTGAACCCGGCCTCAATTGCCATCAGTGTGCGCACTGCCGATGTGACAACAGCCCCATCCTTGACTCCAGCCATGGAGAGCAATTGGCCCGTTGTGCGACTGTAGCCTGTGTCGATTCGGTCGAATGCTTCGGGGTCGATGCCGAATGCTACGTCCATTCTAACTGGCGTTTTGCTTTGCAGGACAGCAAGCAGCCTGTGCTGCCCGTCCAGCAGCCGCCCGTTTGTGTCAAACTTGATGGTGTCGCCGGTATCAATCCACTGCCCTGTCGCCATAGCTCGTGACAAAAGCGTCACATGCTGGTGCCTTGGGTTGCGGTTGCCCTCATTGCGCTTGAGCATTTCAGCCGCGACTTCAGGCGTAATGGTTGCCGCCTGGACGTGAGTGCGCTGCTGGCTTCCGAAGTTTGACACGTAGTTTTCGAACCACGCGTGGTTCTTGAAGTGTGCACTCTGTGTTGCATTCATAGTCATCGTTAGTCCTCCTGTTGTGATGCCGCTTCCCTGCGGCGGGTTTTGCAGTCCTGCTTTGCGCAGTCGTAACTGCATGTTGGTCGCCCCGTTGCGCGCCTGACAGCGCAGGAGTTCATCAGGGCATAACTTACTGTTTGGTCTTTGCTGGCTTCCCTCGGCTTCGTGGGTTCGTCCAGCGGGTCGTGAAACTCGGGGACTTCAGCCCGCGCCTGCTGCTTCCAGCGGAGGGATTGAGCCGCCCTGTAGGCGATCTCCTCCGCTTCGGTCCTGCCTTCACGGGCGAAGGTGTTTGGTTCTGCCCGATGACGCGGGAGGCCCGGAGCCGGTGCCGCTTCGCGCAGGATGTCCACGAGGTTCGCAATGGTCGGCCACCACGTCGAGCGGCGGATGTGTTCGCTAAGCGCATTGTGCAACCGGTCGGCGGGGTAAGCCCCCAGCGTCGCGTGCCATTCAGCCACCATCAGGCGCATGTCAACGCCCCGGCGCTCGCCGTAATTCGCAAGGCAGCGGGCGATGAGTTTGGCCGCGTCATCCGTTGATGACCTGACCGGAACGGACAATGTCGGCAAGCTGTTCGAGTTGTGACTTTGCGCCAATTCTTGAGCCATTTCCCGCTCCCTTGAGTTGATCCACATACGGCGAGGTGGCCCAGTTCAGCCAAGCCCTGCGCCAATCTTTCATCCGCTTGCCATTTGCCGCGAAGTGGTTCGCGAACCGCTCCGCCTCCGGCTCCAGGTCGATCTGGGTCTTGCCTGCCCGCGCCCGCGCCGCCTCGGCGTCACGCACCCAATCGTCAGGGATGACCGCATCGGGAGGCCACGAGGAACCAGCAGGGGCTTTGGAGGCGCGTTGGTGTTTCTCGACAACCGGTGGCGCAGGTTCGTCACCCTCGCGCGCTACCGAACGAAGTGAGGTATCTTTCTTATCTGTATCTGTATCTGTATCTGTATCTGTACGCGTGACATTTTCGTGACCTACCGTGACGTCACGCGTGACAGCAGATTTCTGCGCTTTTTCACGCTCCCGCTGCCTTTGCTTGCGTTCTCGCGCGGTCGGGTCTGCGTCACTTGCGTGCTGATGATCGCCCCAATCATGCAGACGGTACGTCGTGACGCCATCGTGACTGTCACGCGTGACAAGTCCGGCTGTCACGAGGCGTGACATAAGCCCAATCACCTCCGTCTCGGAAACACGAGCAGCCCACGCCACGTCTTCTTCACTGGGAAGGGTGCCATCATCATCGCTCAGCATCAGCAGGGAGGCCCAGAAGCCGCGCTCCTCAAGCGTAAGCCTGCCCACCTTCGGCTTCAGAATTGCGTCGCGGTACAGGCGGACCCATGGCTTTGCCATTCACTTCACCCTTTCGATTGAGTACAGGCGACGGACGCCAGGCTGGAGCGACAGCCGGTAATCGACGCCATTGGCCCGGCAATACATCCTTGCCTTGTTGCCCGCGTAGTAGGTCAGGTCGGTCTGGATGTAGCCCACCGGATGCTTCAGGAGGCTGGACAGCCAGACATTGTTGCGCTCGCCCCTGTTGGGGGTCGGAACCGTATAGACCTTGGTTCGTTCCTCTTCGGTCGGGGACCGTCTGGGGCTTGAGCCGGGGTCGCCCATGAGGATGGGTGTGATGTCCTTCATGTGCACGTTCTCACCTCGACGCGGACTTCACGTCCGTTCAGGGATGGCATGTCTGTTTCAAACGCCCAACGGACATGAAGCTGGTGCACAAGGTTGTCATTCTCCAGCAGGTTGCCCGCCTGAAGCGCGTCAAGGACCGGCTTGATACAGTTGTCCAAGTCCCTAAGTTTGTGGACCCGCTTCATGATGAGGACGATCTCGACCGGCGCGGTGAACGTCTGCCCCTTCCTTGAGGCGAGGACTTCCATGCAAGCCGATGTTTTCCACGCCTTGTATTCAGCACTTGGGTGCATTCCATAGATGCCCTTGCGCCACATCTTGTTGGCGCTTGGGGGCGTGTCGAGGAGGACAGAAGCGAAGGTCATTCGGCTGCCATCCCGAACTGCTGTTGCTCAGGCTTGTGCTGCTTCTTGAGCACGATGTTGTTGACTTGTGCCTGGCTGATGCCGTGCTGCCGGGCCAACTGGTATTGCGTGGCGAGCCCTGCCGCGTAGTCCTGCCTGATTTGGTCGATAACTGATTGGCTGGTAATCTTGGCGTTGCCATTCCTGACCCCGCGCATGGTCATGCCGTGCCAATCACGGTCTGCCGCATTCCCCTTGGCGGTGTCGTATCGCAGGTTGCTGATATTGTTGTTCAACCTGTTTCCATCGGCGTGACAAATCTGCATTCCACGCGGTCGTGGTCCCGCAAACGCCTCCATCACAATGCGATGAACGGGCCAGTAGACGGCCCGCCCATTCGGTGAGTTCTGAAATGTGATGTAGAAATAGCCGTTGCCGCCAATAACCGGCTGACGGATGCGGCCGCTTGCGTCAAACCTGACAAGCCCGTTGTTTGACACGCTGTATTTTGGCTGGCCCTCTACCTGCCGCCACTCGGACTGCCCTTCGGCGATCAGCTTGGCTCGTGAGGCTGACGCGATTGCCCGAGCGTTTTCCGCTGTCAGATTCGCCTTCTTCGTTACGACTGAGCCAGCCTTGGCGTGATGCATACAGGTGCTGTGATCTAGCCCAAAGAAGCGCCCTAGCCGTGGGTAGGACCAACCCATAACGTGACGAATGCGCCAGATGCAGTCGCCACGAACCCGAGACACCCAGTGGTCACGGTTGTCGGACATGACCTGCTCAATGGTGATGGGTGAACCCATAGCGTAGTGCCACCACACGACTTCGCGGCAGAGGTCCAAGGCTTTCTCGCGCGGGGTTCGAATGTCGCTCATGCCCACACCGCTGCGCTGATGGCCCCGCCGAAGAAGAAAAAGACGGCGAGGCATTGCCACCAAATGATTAACGCCTCGTCCCAATCATCATCCGTGAACGTGTCGAATTTACCAAGAATGAACGCTGATCGGAATGGTGCGTTCCCTGCTTTCAGGACAGACGCAATATTATTGCGCACGCTTTGCTGCACCGCATCAATGTGAAGCTGTCCCAGATTATAAACGATGTTCCCCATTCTTCGCCTCTATGCAGGTCTGCATGATGTCCGAAGCGGTGACTTGCCTGCGTGTCATCCGTTCGATTTCCGCCATCAATTCAGCCGACGGCCACTGCTGGCCCAGCTCAATGCGGCAGACGTTAGCAATTGAAGTCCCCAGCATCCTGGCTACCTCAAACTGCGCCAATTGGCGGGCTTTCCGCCATTTCCTGAGTTTGCTCATGCCTGACGATTACCCTAACAAATCGTTTCCGTCAATTGAAAAATAATGCCGGGTGGCTATTGACTTCGGTTTCGTTCGGCGTAATGTATTCACCACAAACAGACGGGAGCGCAGACATTGTTCAAAACCACTTACGACGCTTGGGAAGGCGACCTCGGCGATCCGGAAGGCGATTACGCTGACCGCTTCGTGCGCTCGTACCGCACCATCAAGACCCCACGCCCGACCTGCACAGAGCCGGGCTGTGACCGCCAGCAGACGGCACGCGGCCCACGCTGCATGTCCTGCTTCATGGACTTCCTTCTTGAACAGAAGGGGGTGTGAGCCATGGACTCGCTCCAATCAGCCATCAACCTGCTCAACGACGAAATCACCGAAGCCCTTATCGAGCATGTCCGCCTGTCGCTGAACACGCTGGAAAACAACATGCGACTGATCGAGGGCCGCGACATGAGCCAGTACGAAGCCGCACTCCTCGCCATTGAAGACAAGGCCATGGACTTGGTGGTGTTGGCCGGACTTGCCAAGCGCAGGAAGGAAGCCGGGCTATGACCGTCAACGAAATCACATCCACGCTCGCTGCGCTGATTGCAGCCACCATGCTCGCCATCACATGCGGATACGCGATTGGATTTGCGGAAGGTCAGCGCCTCAGGACGACGCAGACCGAATGCCGATCGACCTACGTCTATACAATTCCATTCAAGGGGACACTGCCATGAGGGACGCAAGTTACGAAGACATTCAGAACATCTTGCTGGAATGCAAGCGCCTCGCGTCTGATGACGTTGGCATTTGCTGGACAAGCTACGCCAAGGGCTGGATTGCCTACGTCTCATTGGCTGACTTCCGCGCTACCGGCGAAACGCCCATGGAAGCAGCCATGAACCTGAAGGCGAAGCTGGAAGCCGTCGCATACCGCGAGCGTTACCAGTCGGACCTTCTCGCCCGAACCCTCGGACTTGAGGCAGCGCAATGACCCTGGACCGCTGCATAGAGCGCGACGGGCTCGCTCGGAAAATCGTCCTCGCTTACCAGAATTCTGAAATGCGCCGCTTGGTTGCGCTTCAGGGCTTGGTGAAGTTGGGCTGGAGGGCTGAGAAGGCCATGGAAATGCTCGACACCGTCGACAAGGTGCTGAAGGGACGCGACCCGGCATGACCAAGCGCCCCCACATTTCCGACAAGGTGAAGGTGTCGGTTGCAATCGGACAGAGCCAGTTCGGCTGCATCTCCTGCCCGATCTGTCACGTCATGCTCTATCCCGACGAGCCCCGCATTCTGGAACACATGGTTCCTCATGAACTGGGCGGAGCGAGCGACGAAACCAATCTGCGGTATGTCCATGCTGAATGCGCCCGCAAGAAAACCAACGGGAACGCAGCGACTTCCGCAGATGGTGACATTCACAAGATTGCCAAGGGCAAGCGCCTGAAGCGTGAGCACGAGGAACACGTCGCCCGCGTTCTCGGCAAGGGCGAGGAGCGACAGCCTTACGTCCGCCCACGCTCCCGCAAAATCCCATCCCGCCCGTTTCCGAAGAAGGTGAAAGCATGAGCAACCCCTTCGAGAAGCACGGCATAAAGCGGCTCAGCCCCTCATCCCTCAACCTCTGGCAAGGCGAACCCGCCTTCTGGGTCCTGAAGTACCTGCACGGGATGAAGGATGAGGTAGGTCCCGCAGCCAAAAGAGGAACCGCAGTTGAAGCGGGGCTGGACCACTGGCTTGCCGGGAACCGTGACCTCGCGTTCTGCCAGAAGGCAGCGCATGACAATTACCTGCTGAATACGGGCGGACAGGCAGACGACGAACACGAGAAGGAACGGGAAGCAATCAACCCGATGCTCGAACAAGCCACGGCTGCGGTTGGTTCAGGTGTCAAGCTGCTTGCCAGGCAGGTAGCCATTGAGACTTGGCTGGAGGGGATTGAAGTTCCCGTGATTGGGTACTGCGATTACGTGCTGGAAGACGGCGCAATCATCGACCTGAAGACCACGCACCGGCTTCCCTCAAGCCCGAAGCCGGACCACATGCGGCAGGTCGCGATATACGCGCAGGCCCGTCAGGCTCCGGTCAGTCTTCTTTACGTGACCCCGAAGAAATTCAGTCGGATGCACGTGCCCGCTGAAGCCTGTCAGGAGGCGATTGCGGACATTACGCGCGTAGCGAAGTCGCTCCGCTCCATCCTGCACGCGGCCAAGTCCGCTAACGACGCGGCGCAGTTTGTCGCGCCTGATTTTTCAAAGTTCTACTGGAACGAACAGACCACCACCAAAGGAAAGGAAATCTGGAAATGAAGCTCACAAAATCAAGCAACGGTGGCGACTTTGCCCCGGCTCCGGCAGGAACGCACATTGCGGTCTGCACGAAATTTATCGACCTTGGCACGCAGAACGTCGAATGGCAGGGCCAGACGAAGAAGCAGCGCAAGGTGCTGATCGCGTGGGAGCTGACGCACGAGCAGATGGATGACGGCAGGCCGTTCATCATCAACCAGCGCTACACGTTCTCGACGTCCAAGAAGGCGACCTTCCGCAAGCATCTGGAAGGCTGGCGCGGCAAGAAGTTCACGGACGCGGACTTTGAGGGCGACAATGCCTTCGACACGCAGAAACTGTTGGGCGTGCCGTGCAGCCTGATCGTCAGCAACAGCGCGAAGAACGGCTCGGTCTACGCCAACATCGAAGGCATCGGTCCGCTGCCCAAAGGCATGCCGCGCCCGGAGCCCAAGAACGAACTGGTCTACTTCACGCTCGAGAAGTTCGACCCGATCGTGTTCGGCAAGCTGTCGAACGGCCTGCAGGAGGTCATCAAGAAAAGCCCCGAGTATGACATCGCGGTCAATGGCGGTGGGGACCACCACCACACAAATGGTGGCGAGCCGTTTGATGACGAGGTGGCCTTTTAGTCATGAGGGCGTTCTTCCAAAAGAGGCCCGACGGAACTCTGTGCCCGGCGGATGATGCCGGCGCAGAGATCCTGCAAGGGTTGAAGGTGGGGGCGTTCGTAGCCGTGGAAGTAACGCGGCCCCGGAACATCCAGCATCATCGCCTTTACTGGGCCTTATGCAGCCATATCGCGCAGGCGATAGGGGCAGATCGGGAGAACGTGTCGGACGTCATCAAATTGCGCACCGGTCACTGCACGATTGTGCAGACGAAGACCGAGCGTGTGCGCCTGCCCCGGTCGATCTCGTTCGCGAAGATGGACCAGGCTGAGTTCCGGCAGTTCTTTGAACGATGCGTTCGCGTCGTCTGCGAGGAGTTCCTGCCGCATCAGAGGCCGTCCGAATTGATCCGTGAAATTGAGCAGATGATAGGAGCCGCAGCGTGACGATAGCACTGACACTTTGGCTGGCAGGAATGCCCCTAGCGGCTGTCACGCTCTGGTGGGCAACGAAAGACATCCCAGCAGATGAGGATGACGGCTTGCTTGCTAGTTCGGCCGGGATTGTAACGGCTGCGCTGTTTATCGTGGGGTGGCCTGTGTTCCTGGTTGTGTGGGCGATTGATGTTTGGAAGGGGCGGTGAAGCCATGACATTGGATGAACTTGGCCTGATTTATTTCGAGGCCCGCAAGAAGCGGCAAGATGAACTATGCGCGCGCCATGAAGACGACATCAACACAGAGCCCCACCGCGCAGGCATCCGCGCCGTTGTGAAGCGCATGCTTGAGTGGCAGCGAGAACCGACAACTGCGGCACATGCTGCGTTTTTGTACGAAATCCTCGCCAGCGATGGCGTGGAGGCGGCGGGGACGGATACGGCTGTCACTGAGACAATGCCGGAAGCCATAGAGCGATCTGCACCCGCTGCCGGTCCTGTGTGTGAGTGGACAAAGGACGTTCAGTTCAGGGACGCCTATTCGACAGCCTGCGGGTACGTCATGTCGAAGCGGCGCGATGTCTGCATTTGCTCAAAGACGGCGCACATCAAATCGGACGCGGCGCGATGAGAGACCTTGTCGAGAAGGTGGCGACGGCAATTCAGGAACATTTTTCCTCTGCCGACAAAGCCTACGGAGAACACCGCGTATGCGCCAGAGACGCCATCAAGGCTGTGGCTGAGTGGTTGGATGAGCAGCATCAGATCGACAGAGATGGATCAGTCAACTGCGCGCTGTCGAAGCAACTCAAGGAGGGCAGCGAATGAGCAGTGACATCGTGCAGAAGTTCCCGACACTGGGCGAGTGCAACCGATACACAAACGGAGTGTGCAGCACTCGTTCATGCATGATCCGGGGCGGGTGGAAGCAGGGTGATGCAGTCGATTACGATATTGCGACCTGCGAGACGCGAGACATTCGAAAGACCATCGAAGCCCTTGAGGGTGAGGTGGTTGCCGCGACAAAGCACGCGCAACTGCTGAACAAGATGTTGGGCGAAGCAGAAGCACGCGCGGAGCGGCTGCGTGCAGTTGTGGACCGCCTCGACCTCCTGATTAACAAGGACAATGACGAAGCGAAGACGCTCATCCGCACAACACTAAAGGACGACAAGCAATGACCGACCCAATGCTTGCCGCGTTGCTTGTTTTTATCGGCTTTATGCTAGGGAGGATGTACCCAGAATGACCGACATCGTGAAGGGTATGGCGCGGACAATTTGGGATGTTAACGCGGTCCGGCAGAACTTCGATTACGACCCTGAAACGGGGGTTGTGAGAAAGTTAAGCCGTGGGCGGATGATGGTGTGCGCCGCCCTGAACAACAAGGGGTACGTCTCCACCCGGTTGAATGGCCGCTACATATCCGGCCACACTGTGGCGTTCATCCTGACCACGGGGAGAAACCCTGGCCACTCAATCGACCACATCAACGGCAACAGGTCTGACAACAGATGGTCAAATCTGCGCGAGTGTGACCAGTTTCAAAACATGGCCAACAGGGTCGGCCCACAACGAAATTCGAAATCTGGCGCTAGGGGCGTGAGTTGGCGGCAATGGCGCGCAAACTCTGGGGCGTGGGAGGCGAAGATAGAGCACAAAGGCAAGACGCACCACCTTGGGTACTTCAAGACGGTTGCGGAGGCATTGGCCGTCAGAGAGAGGAAGGCGGCAGAATTGTTCGGCGAGTTCTCTGGTGGCCACGTGAAAGACGCAGCAGCCATTCGCGCTGCGGCAGGGGGTGGGGAGTGAGCGACTGTGACGCTGAAATACAGCGCCTGAGAGGGATGCTAAATGACTGACCGCCCCTATTCCATCGCTACCCTGGCTGAAAGGTGGTTGCATTATGCGTAGTTAACCAGCATGATAAATGAGGAGGAGCGGAACATGCAGGATAAGATAATAGCCACAATGCTGACTGGGCTGGACATTGCCTTGGAGGGGCTGGCTAGACTTTCAGTTGATGAGCAAGTTGATGCTGTAAACCAAATGCGTGCCATGATTCACGCGCGCAGCCCGTTTGCACAAGAGCCGGTTGACTACGTTAAGTGGGTCAAAGCCGGAACTGTAGAGGCAAACGACTATAACCCCAATTCAGTAGCCCCACCAGAAATGGAGTTGCTGAGGCACTCCATTATGAGCGATGGCTACACGCAGCCAATTGTTGCCAACGCTGAAGATGAGCGCCTGATCGTCATTGATGGGTTTCACCGCAACCGCGTCGGCAAAGAATGCAAAGACGTTGCGCAACGAGTGCTTGGCTACCTGCCAATTGTTCAGATCAAGGAAAGCCAGACCGGGAAGGCCGATAGGATGGCATCGACGATCCGGCACAATCGCGCACGTGGGAAGCATCGCGTTGATGCGATGTCGGACATTGTGCTTGAACTGAAGCGCCGCAACTGGAGCAACGAGAAGATTGGGAAAGAGCTTGGCATGGACCCTGACGAGGTTTTGCGCTTGACCCAAATTGGCGGCCTTGCTGAGATGTTCGCCGACAAGGAATTCACCGAAGCGTGGGAGCCTGGAACAATCAACGACGCAGATTTGAGCGGCGAGAAGTTCGAGGACGGCGATGACGATTAGAATTTATCACCATTACGAAAAGCTCGAAGAGTTTCACGCCGGGATGTGGAAGCGTCCCGTTGGCCCAACGCGCAAGAAGTTTATCCTTGACGCGGCAGACCTGATGCGAAGCCCAGACGAATTCAAGCTGGCGATGCAGAGGGCGACGGAAGACTGGCCGATATCCTGCCAGCACAATTTAACGTCGCTCGATAGCAACCGCATTGCGTGGCTTGGCCATGCGGGGTGCTGCGTTGCAGTCAATTCGCCAGAAGAGTGCACGCGGGTTGGTTGGCACACATTGAACCAAGCAGAGCAGGATGACGCCAACAGGGTGGCGGCAGAGGTTCTTGCGGAATGGGACGCTGTGAACTTAGGAGGAGGAAAACAATGCTCAAAGAGCCAATTGGAATTAACGTTCTAGAAGCTGCGCGCCAACGCATATCGTGGACGTTTGACAACTTCGAACGTGTCTATCTGTCATTCAGTGCAGGCAAGGACAGCACTATCATGCTTCACCTTGTGGCAGACGAAGCGCGCAAGCGTGGCGTCCGCTTCGGGTTGATGATTGTTGACCTGGAGGGGCAGTACAAACTCACGATTGAGCACATGCAAAAGTGCGTCGATATGTACGCTGATTGCATTGAGTTGTTTTGGGTGTGCCTCCCTATCCACCTGAGAAACGCCGTGAGCGTGTACGAGCCGTTCTGGATGTGCTGGGACCCAAACGCAAAAGACGCATGGGTGCGCGCACTGCCAGAAAAATCAATCTCCGACGAAACATATTTCCCATTCTTTCGGCGCGGAATGGAATTCGAGGAGTTTGTGCCAGAGTTTGGCGAGTGGTATTCACAGGGCAAGTCGTGCGCCTGCTTTGTTGGCATTCGAACAGATGAAAGCTTGAACCGCTTTAGAACTATCGTCCAGTCAAAGAAAGAGACCAAAGACGGAAAGCGGTACACCAGCCGGGTAACTGAGAACTGCTTTAACGTCTACCCGATCTACGACTGGAAATCATCGGACATATGGGTGTACCACGCCAAGAATGAAGACAGGCCGTACAACAAGCTGTATGACCGAATGCACCAAGCTGGGGTCCCGCTTGGGCACATGCGCATATGCCAGCCCTACGGTGACGACCAGAGGCGCGGGCTGTGGCTGTTCCACCTTGTGGAGCCTGAGACGTGGTCTAAAGTTGTAGCCCGTGTGAACGGCGCAAATGGTGGCGCGCTATACGTTCAGGAGTGGGGCAACATCAATGGGTACAGGGGCGTCACAAAGCCACCCGGCCACACTTGGAAGTCGTTCGCCAAGCTTCTCGTTGACAGTATGCCGCCGAAGACGCGCGTGCATTATCGCAACAAAGTTCTGACGTTTGAGAAGTGGTGGTTGGATAAAGGATACCCAGATGGCATTCCAGATGAGGCCGCGTATGACATGGAGGCGGCAAGGCGCGCTCCGTCTTGGAGACGGGTGTGCAAGTCGCTGCTTAGGAATGACTATTGGTGCAAGGGGCTTGGATTTTCTCAGCACAAGAGCGAGGCGTACAAGAAGTATTTGGACCTGATGAAGCGTAGGAAAGAGGCTTGGGGTGTAGCTGATGGGCAGCTCGGCTTATTTGGCGAGGCCCATTAAATCAATCTTAGAACTTCCCCCGTAATGTGTCTCTCACGGCATAACGCCGGGGAGGAAATGCTATGAGGAAAGTGGGATTTTGGGCGCTGGCCATTGCCGCATTTATCTTTGATGCCGCAGTGGGCATTCTGGTTCTCTTGCTGGCTTACACAGCATGAGTCGGGTTATCAAACGCCCTCCCAATGGCTGGGATCGTAAGCCCAATCACCTGCTTCCCGACCTGCTGTGGTTCGTGGCATTCGGGTTCGGCTGGGCCTGCTTCTTCAACTGGATGTCGGCGGCATTGGACGTGCTCGCTAGTTCTCTAACCTGACGGGAGACGGGGCCGACCATTTGCACTGCGTCGTGCCCCACTTCTGCAATCTGGAATAACGGTCCCGCTGAAGTTCGAACAGTTGGATTTGATTGAGCCAGATAGCCATGGCTTGGGATTGGTTCAGGGTCTTCTGCCTGATTTCAGGTAACGGCTGCGGCCTCACCAGAAGCTCGCCCGGTGGGGTCGGGCAGCGTTGGGGGGCGACGGGCTTAGGCGTAGCGCAGCCCGCCAGCAGAAGGGCCGTGAAAGCCAGCAGGCTATTCCTTATTGGTCGGGCCATGGCCTGCTGCTCGGTTCAATATCCCCACCGCTTCCTCGGGGAAGTCGCAGTCTGGGTTGTTGTTCAGTTTCACCTGCTCTTGAAGGTCCGCAATCTGAGCCTTCAGTTCGGCTTCCTTCTGCTCAATCTCGGCTGACTGATTCGTGCGCTCCTGATCTGCTTCGCGCTCCGCGTCCTGCTTTGCCTTGAGGGCAGCATTGGCTTCAGCAAGTTCGGTCTTGAGACGGGCCGCTTCGATTGAGTCAGCCCGCCATGAGGCGACCTGAAACCCGGCCACGAGCAGGGCGAGTGCTGCTACCCCCGCACCGCTCCACTTCAGCCAGGAAGGCAGAAGGCTAGTCACGCTTGGTCCGTTACCGGGGCCGTGGCCGGAACCACCTGCCTCGGCTTGCGTGGGGCCTTGCCCGGCGTGTTCGCCATGAAGCCCTGCGCCGCCTGTTCGTGCTGGATTTGGAGCGGGACCGGAAGGTGCGTCTCGACCCAATCAATCACGCCGTTCTCGTTCGTATCCACCCACTTGATGACTTCCGGGTATTGGGACGCGAGAAAGCCCACCGCATACTGAAGAATCTGCGGCTTGACGTGGACGTTCTGGAGGTCCGAATAGCTGTAGCCGGTCTTCGTCAGGGCGTAATTCAGGGCCTTGTCGACCGCCTGCCTTGCGTACCCTTCCATCTGAATGTCCTTGGTGATGTCGTCCAGCTTGATACGGCCTGCCGTCAGCTTGGAAATCTGGGCGGCCAGCCATGCCAGACCGGCCGTGACTACCGCCAGCAGGGCCGCTGAAAGCGTGTCCTGAAGCAGCTTGAAGAAGGGCGAGAAGTCCGCTCCGCCTTCCTCGGCAGCGGGTGCCGGGGCCGGGCTCACAGTCGGCTGCGTAACTTGGGATTCGACAATTACGGCGGGCTCGACGGCTTCCTGTGGAGAAGGCTGGGCGTGGGCAATGACTGCGGAAGCGGGAATGGCTGCTACCAGCAGGGCCACAAAAGCGAGTTTGCGAAGCATGGGGCGGGGTTCCTTTTGCTTTCCCTCGATAGAGTGCGCGGCAGTCGGGGGAATGTCTGGTCCCGCTGGGACAGGAGGGAACGCTGGGTCAGGACCGACAACAACTGCCGCGCAGGGAATGCCTACCCCGCACCTGACTCGCGCTCAGTCCACCTCAAGTTGCATTGTCTTCGAAGCAGCAACGCCGATTCCATACAGGTGGTCGTCCAGTTCCGTGCCGGACTTCCCCCGCGAGGTAATGAACACCTCAAAGGGGATCGTCCATTCCCCCGTGTGGTCCTGCTTGAAGCCGACCGACACCGCGAACGGTCCCACCTGATTCGTGATTGTCAGTCTGCGGGTGGGGATGGTCACTTCTTGACAACCTTCAGTTTCGTTTCCTCGGCAACCCGCCCCATGATCCACTGAAACTGGGACTCCTGGTACGTCAGGGTTTCTGCCTTGTGGGGCGCGTCATGCTGGTGGATGACGCGGAATATCTCGGAGCGCAGCAGGGTTTCAGCGACGATGGGGTTCGCCTTCATGAGCGCGGCCCATGTCGGCAGGTCCTCCACGTTCAACTCAATGACGTCGCCCTTGGCTTCTTCGGCTTCTTCCGGTTCGTCAGTCATGGTCAACCCTCAGTCGTCTGATGGTGGTCAAGCCCCACTTGGGATGGGTCCAAAACATGGTCTGCGTCGGGGGCTCGGGCTCGGCCCGCAATTCGTTCTTGGCGTACTCTGAGAACCCTGCGAGACACCCATTCGCAATGCCGTTCGGCAGGTCCATGGCGCAGTGGAAATGGCCGGTGAGGACGTAGTTCACGGGCTTGCCCATGCGGGCGAATTGCTGCCGGACCTTTTGGATACCTCGGGCAATGGTCGCGGCAGGTCCCACGAAGCCTTGCCCACCTCTGGAACCTATCCGGTCCCCATGGGTGAGGAGGTAGGCCGTGTCGAATACGGTGTAATAGGCGTCGCCACTCGGAGGCGTGAAGAACTTCACCCGCTTCTCACCCTTGGCCGAAAAGTATTTCTCAATCGTCCAGATGCAAAGCTGGTCATAGGACAAAGCCACATAACGCTTGGCCCGTGGCTTGAAGGTGGTTCTGTCATGGTTCCCCGGAACCGAATAGACGGTGAGTTCGGGAACCGCTTTAAGCAATTCCTCAATGCCCTTTATCTCTTCCTCGGCCACAAGCTGCGTCTGCTCAACGCAGGTAAGGGACTGGGTTTCAGCAAGGTCCGCATGAATTGAGCCGCTGATGGCGTCCCCGCCCCGGAGGTACACGAAGCCGGGATACCTCATCAGCGGGTCTTCCCGCTCCAACATTCGGATGGATGTGCGAATGAGTCTGCGATACCGCTCCTGGAATATCTCGGGGCTGTAGCGGTTCGGGTACTCCAGTTCCTCTTCGCGAATCACCTCCCCGCATTGATAGTCGGACGTGAACAGGGTGGGGATTTCAGGGTGTGAGCCTTCAGACTTGAACCGCCTCGTCTGCCAAGACGGGATGTTCAACTGACCGGAGGCAAGGCCGAAGACCGACTTCTTGATGTCCTCAATCTGGGATGTGTACTTGAGGGCCTCGTTAAGCTGCTTCCTCAAGTCCTCGATTTGGTTCCGGGTGCGGACGCTATCCGGCGTCTTCGCCTCAATCGCTCCCAGCTTCGTCGTGTCCTTGTACAGCCCCCAGTTCACTGCGGGGTAGTTCAGCGTCTTCGCCCGCGCCACGCTGCTTTGCAGGCTGGTCGGACTGATACCAAGTGACGTTGCCGCCATTCGGATAGCGCCCATCCCGTGCTTGCCGTGGCTGCCGGGAGGTGGGTAGCCCTTGCGTAACGCTTCCTCAATCTGGGCCTTGCGCTTCTTCCAGACTTCCTTACTGAGCGTTGCCGTTGGCATAAATCACCAACACGCGCGAGCGGGAAAGTTCAGGCATGAATGCATGGCTTCACCTCTGAATTGTCACGAGCGGTAAATTCATGTGACTGGGGTTACGCGCGTATAACGTCCAACATATCCAACAACTTCACCGGAATTCTTGATGACTGGAGATGCGGCAGCCTTGACTGCGTACCGCTTCCCGCTTCGGGACTGCACAGTGAATTCAGATTCAAAAGCCCTCTTGCGTGCTGCGGCGTCCACCCATTCCGAATAAACACGGGCACGATCCGAAGGCAGCACGAAGTTCTCCCACCCTGCCCCTATCAGTTCAGCCGGGGTGCGCTCCGCGAGGGATGTATATTCCAGATTGACACGGGTGCAGTTGCCCTCGGCGTCCGTGTGCCATACGGGACCGGCGGCGAGGATTTCAGCAGCCTGGAATTGATACGCGCGGATTTCCTCAAGGGACGAAACAACAACCTTGATTTGAGCCGCATTGTCCTTCGACTCCTTGGCACTCTCTGAAACAAGGTCGAATATGCTGCTGCCGCCGTTCGGCCTCAGTTGCTTCTGTATATCCTGAAGCCCGGACACAAGGGTATTGTGCGTCTCAATAACCTTGTTGAATTGCTTGGTCGTTAACATCACTCGCCTAACCGCCCATGCCACGCCGGATGTTGCGAGCGCCCCCAGCCCAACGGCTGCTTGGGCGCTTTCAAAAAACGACAAATCGAACGCGACCATGTTTCAACTCAATCCTCCCTGTTACTCATTGGACCGGAGGAAACTGAAGGAATCGGACCTACCCATTCAGGAATGATTGTCTGACTCGCGGGCCAGCGCAGGGACACAATGCGGTCGATTGAAAAGTCAGCCACGGACACGCTGTCCGACTGGTTCCCGCCGATGATGCGGATTAACCTTTTCGCCCTGTCGCTGGAGAGGTAAAATCCTACGTGTCCCTGCCATGCCGTGGGCGGGCGGGAGAGAACAACGACGCAGCCAAGGACGGGACTTAGAAGCTTCCGCCCATATGCCTCATAGGAACGCGCATTCGCCTTGCCGGATGTCGGCTGATTGGCCCTTGCGAGCATTGCCCCGACGAATGCCGCACACCACGGAACTTCGTCCTGTCCGTCTGCAACGTTCGTTAGCCCGGCGTCATTCCAATACTTGATGATCTTGGGGTTGTCGGGAGCGCCGGGGAATTCCTTCGTTCCGATCTCAGAGCGCGCGTAAGTCAGCCAAAGCGGTTCCATGTCAGCCCCATTCCAATGCGATGTAGCCATTCTGGGCCATGGTCACGCCCAGCCCACCGCTACCGCCGATTTCAATGAGGTCTTGCCCGTCACCACCGGCAAGCCCTGCCGCCCCTGGCGTTCCATCTCCGGGGTTCGCAATTTCACCGGCCCCACCGTCAACATTGATCGCACCGCCTGAAGCGGTCCCGCCCGCACCCGCGAGAACCTTGAAGCCACCCCCAGCCGAAAGGGAAATGGCAACACCGTTCAGAGTGCCGGTGAGTGTGGAAGCCTGCCCATTCGCATTGGCAACCGCAGAGCCCACGCTAAGGGTCAAACTTGTTCCCCACTCAGACGCCAGAATGTCGGACGAAAAGAAAACGAACGCCCCGCCGTTGCCCCCATCGTCCCAATCAAGTCCGGTTCCCGCGTCGTAATACTGCCTGCCCGCCCCACCCGCGCCCTGAACCCATGCGGCAAATGACGTCGCGCCATCCGGCACCGGAACCGAGCCAGAAAACCCGGCCTCGTAAATCCCCCGCCCGCGAATGAAGCCGATGATATTAGACATGGGACTAGGTTCCCGTCCTGTAGCCGGTCACGTAGACCTTCCACCCGAGAACGGTGGCGGTTGTCGTTGCGATTGCAGTGGACGATGAGCAGAAAATGCCAACGATGGAACCGGCTGTCACAGCGGCAGAGGATGGGTTTATCGACCCCGCACCCGTGATGTTTCCGCTTGATGTCTGGCATGTAGCCGCCAAGCAGGATGTTCCACCAACAACACCCGTGGTTGCGCTGGTCGCCTCTGAGCAGCCGATACGAACATCAGTCACCAGATTGAAGGATGAACTGTTGAGGGCAAAGGACTGATGCACGCCCGTGATGACGAAATCATAAGGGAAGTACATGCTTTGTTTCGCGGCCAAGGTTGTTCCAATAGCCGTGTTCGATTGCGTCAACTCGCTGTTGATCTGGAAAACAAACGTGGTGAGCGGGCGGACTGTATTGACTTGAATCTTCTTTGCTTCGTTGGCTGAAGCGTCATAGGACAGGAGGAAGTCCGTCGCACCATCCGGGGCTGTGTCGGTCGTGAGGTTCCGCAATCCGCGCAAAAGCTGTTCAGTCGTGACCGAGCCCGCCCGGCTGCCGGACGCTGCTGACACGTCATAAAGCGGAAAGAGGTCATTGCTTGCCGGGGCTTGCCCAAGCGTGACGCCGCCACCAAAAAGGTTCTCGGAAGTGATCCTTGAAACCGTCCCGCCATTGGAAGCGAAGATGTCAAGTGACCCCGTGTGGGTCGTTACCGCCGAGACCCCGGTTGCCGTCAGGGCGACGGAGATGTTCCCCCCTGCTCCCGCGTCTGTCAGGGCAATCCCGGTTCCGGCTGTAAGGTATCTCTCGGCGCTCAGGTCGGTATCTGCTGTGCCACCCACAAGGACATAGCGGGAAGTGGTAGGAGCCCCGCCGCCCCCACCACCACCCGACCCCCAACGGAGCCCGGTTGCCTGCGTACTATCCGCAAGCAAGGCTTGTCCGTCAGTACCTACAGCCAGCACATCCCACGTCGCACCCGTGGAAACAATGATGTTTCCCTTTGTCGTGGCGAGGGCGGCAAGCTGGTCTAAGTTCGTGTCCCATGCCTGGACGTCCTGCCCAATCTTGACGCCAAGATTTGTCCGGGCGTTCGCATAGGTGGATGACCCGAGGAAGGAGAAGATGTCAGCAGAGGACGTGATTTCCTCAACGTCACCCGCAAGGGCCGTCTGCCTGCCAAGCAGCCTATACTGAGCGGACACGTTCTGAATCTTGGCGTAGGTAACAGCATCATCTGCGATACCTGCGGTGGCAATCGTACCAAATCCAATCGTGGACCCTGATTCGCGAAGGACTGCCCCGCTTGCTGCCGTGGCCGCTATATCCGCCACGTTGCCCGTCGAGTTCGCCGAGCGCCCAATGACGGTCAAGGCTGCGCCCTGACGAAGCGAGGAGTTCCCGACCGAGTTGGCAACGATGTTGGCTTTCGCCTGCCCACCCGTTGCCCAGTCCCATGAAATTGTAGTGGTGTCAGTTACAACACGCTCAGCAGACAGGCCCGCATCAGCAGTCCGCACGAGATAGTCAACCGTGGTCGGCGCGCCCGACCCGCCAGAGCCCGCCGCCCACTTCATGCCTGCGGCCTGAGTGCTATCCGCTGTAAGCAGCCAGCCATCCGTGCCTACCGTCAGCGACGTCCAAGACGAGCCGTCGCCAACAATGATGTTACCCTTTGTTGGGGTGAGGGCCGCGATCTGGTCAAGGTTCGCATCCCATGCCTGAACATTCGTCCCGACAACGAGGCTCAGGTTCGTGCGGGCTGCTGAATAGTCGGCAGAGCCCAGCAGGCTGACCATATTGGCAGAGGTTGTAATCTCTTCCGCGTCACCCGCACCGACTGACGTTCGCCCGAGAATGCGATATTGGGCGGAGATGTTCTGAAGCTTGGCATATGTTACCGCGTCATCAGCAATGCCCGCCGTCGCGACGGTGCCAAATCCAATTGTTGACCCGGACTCGCGAAGGACGGCCCCGGTTGCGGCAGTGGCTGAAATGTCGGCCACGTTCCCGGTCGAATTTGCAGAGCGTCCGACAAGGGAAAGCGCCGCCGATTGACGGAGATAGGTATTGCCAATGGAGTTCGTGACAATATCGGCTTTTGCCTGTCCGGCTGTGCCCCAGTCCCAGGATATGCGGGCGGTGTCTGTAACCACGCGCTCAACGCTCAATGAGCCGTTCGCCGTTCTGACAAGGTAGTCAGCATCAGTTGGCGCACCGCCCCCGCCACCGCCCGCGACAGTCGCCCATACACCGTCCCCACGCAGATACTTCCCGTCATCCCCGGCTGCGGGCTGGGGGACGATGCCAGCAGCACCAGCGACAGAAGGGGTTGCCCCCGTAAAGCTCGGGAGGATGGCGACAACTTGGGTCCCGGTCAGGTCCGTGGGGTCGCCCGTGCCTGCTCCAGACGCGCGGCCCTTCACGGTCGCCTGCGCCATGTCAGCGAGGAGGGTATTCGTCACGCTGTTCGCTGAAAGGCTAGCACTCTCGATCTGGCTGAGCGTGTTCGTGGATACCGTGGGCTGTCCATTGCTATCGAAGCCAAGGACTTTGTTGGCGCGGCTGATTGCGGACGGGAGTTCAGACAGAGCCGGGTCCGTCCGCTTCGCGCGCATGACGCGATCAAGGGCGTCCGCCGCGTATTGCTGCGCCTGATAAATCTTGTCCAGCCCGCCTTCCAGCGTGGCCGGGACTATGGTTCCACCGGAGGTAAGGTCTACAGTCTGGACCGCAGGAACATTCCGAATGATGTGGACTTCCTGCGCAGATGTGGGGGCAGTCACGAAGGTAATCGTGGCAGAGGAGTAACCCCCTGTCCCCGAGTCAGCCACGCCCGACCATGTGTAATCTGTCGGGGTGGTCTTGACGCTTTCCGCACCCGTCGCAATCGTTCGCACAATGACGGTCAGGTCAGTCGATGCCCGGTATGGGTACGGGAATGAGAAGGCGGTTGTGACCCCATTCCCGACTGAACTGACGCGGTTTGTTGTGCTTGAGACGGTCATGGGTTACGCGCCGTCTTCCGCTGCCGGGAGGCCCTGCACCCGCACTTTCAATTCGTTGTACTTGTCCTCAAGCTCCTTGATTTTCCGCGCACTCGCGACGTTCTGTGCCTGCGCAATCGCGAGATTGTTCAGGGCCGTGTTGCGCTGTTCGGAAATGGCGTTGAGGATGTCTGAGGTTTCCATGATTGTTCCCTACGGTCGGTAACAGGTTTCAACTACGTAGTTCTCAAGGGCCATGCTGTCCGCGCTGTTGGCGAGCTGGCCCGTGAAAACCAATGAAATGGAGGCCGTTGTGTCGATTGCGGCAGTCGTTACTGCGCCCGATGTCTGGCCCAGCCCGCCCGTGCTTGAGAACTGCCAGGCTTTCTGGCTGCTGAATGAATTCACATTCTGCACGTAGCGCAGGTCAGCGAGGCCGATTGAGGTTGTGTTGGTCGTCCCAAGTATTGCCTGCGTTCCGAGCCCGTTCAGGCGGATACGGCATGTCTTGTTGTTGGCGTTATTGTTGTTCGACCAGTTCGAATAAATGCGAATGATGCCATTCGCCCCCAACACGCCTGCTGGGATTGTTACAGTTGCGAGAACTGTTTCGTTGACTGTGCCTGTGAGCGATGCCGCGACCGCAGACGCCGCCTGCACCTCGAACGAGCCTGACACATTGTCAACAATACCGCCGCCCTTGATGACTCCTGCCGTACTTCCGGGGAAGAAAGTCGGGCTGAACACATTGCCGGTATAGATCGTGGCGTTGTTGTGGCAGAGGTAGCGCGGGCCAGTGGCCGAGCCTGAGAACGTCACCGTACTGGCATACTGAACGTAAGCGCCGTTGACACCAATGAAATACGCGCTGAACGCAGGCGTTCCGGTGATTGTGACGGTGCCAGACTGAACGAGAATATAACCGCCAGTCGTGCAGTGCTGATGGGCGACCGAGCCCCCATTGATTGTGTACCCGCCGAGAGAGATCAGGATGCCGAGATTTGTGGCCTCCATGTGGTAGGTCGCGCACGCGCCGAAATTCATGGCCGTGCCCCACACAATGTAACTCCCATTGGTCGAGAGAAGGCCACGCCCGGACGTGGTGGTGCGCAATTCCAGCCCGTTGACAACAACGCGCGCCCCGTTGTCTGCCTTGATGCAGTTCGCGCTCGTCGTGGAAATGATGCAGTTACCGGGCGTGGATGTGTTGCCCTGGATGGTGAGCGGTGATGTGGACGAGCCACCCACCGGCTGACCCACGATGCTGGCCCCGCTTGTATAGATCCCGTCCGCAACTGAAATCGTGACAGCGAAGCCGTTCAGGTCCAGGGCGAGGTAGGCATTCACTGCCGCCTGAAGCGTCAGGAAAGCCCTGCCCGCTGTATTTGCAAGCCCATCATTGCTATCGCTGCCGTCCGTCCTGACATAGTAGGTACGATTTGCGGTGAGCCTTTCACGAACCGTCTGGAGGCCGACATTTGCAGCCGTGACAAGCTCGTAAGCCGTGCCCGCTGTGTTGATGCTTAGCAGCTTGCCAACCGCAGCAGACGCAGGTTCCGGCAGGATGAGGTCCCTATTCGCCGCCGTCCTCGGCTGCAACAGCGTCCTTGCAAAGCGGGCGTCGAGTTCCTGAACGGAGAGGGATAGCTTATCCAGCGCCCCTTCAATGGAAGCGGGGGGAATCCCATCCCCGGATATGAAGTCGCTTGTTTGGGTGCGGGTGACAACCCGGTCAATGTGGACCTGAGTTCCCGAAGCGGGGGCAACGCTGAACGTCACCGTTCCCGATGAATAACCACCTGTTCCTGAGTCAGCCGTTCCAGAGACGGTGTAATCGGAACCTTCAACCTTGAGGCTTTCAGCGCCCGTGGCTGTGGTTCGAACAGTGACCACAAGGTCAGCCGTCAGGCGGAACGGATGCGAGAACGCGAACGCGGTTGTTGACCCGTTCCCGCTGTATGACACCCTGTTCGTTGTGCTGGATACGGTCACGGCAACCCTATGGAAATCCAAGGGTGTCCTAGCGGGGGCGTGACTCGCGCTTAATTCACCACGTCAGCCGGTGGCAGTATGAACTCCTGCCCCTGATCCTTCTTCAGATTGCGTTCCATGCGCCGCAGTGACCCCGGCGTCATGGCCTCCTGAATGTGGTACAGGATGAGATAATCCATAGCCGCCCGCGTATAGAACAGGTTCAGGAATGGTGTATTGCCCTTGACGAAGTTCCAGGCTTCCACGTCCGGCGCGTTGGGGCTTGTGCCCGTCGCGTAGTCGCGGGACTTTTGGTAGATGTCGATTATGTCGCCAATGTCGCCAGCCGTGGGGCCTGCCGCCGTTTCCAGCGGGCCACCGCCGAACCGGTTCACCTTCGCGAACAGGAAGTCCGAGTAAATCCCGAAGCCCCCACCTTGGGCCATGGCTGCTACCATCGTGTCCGGCCTGAGCGGGTCGCGTGGCTCCCTGCCTTTCGCAATGTCCTTCGCCGCCATGGAGAGGTAGCCAAGGCCCGTCAGGGTGACGATAAGCTGCGCAAACTGGGCCGCTTCAGACGCAGGCATTTTGAACAGGCTGCCGGGTATGGACCAGAAGCGGTCCTCCTCCGTATAGCGCCCGATGACCTTCTGAACGAAAGAAAGCCCGTATTGCTTGAACTGCATGACAAAGCGCACCGCCTCGCCCCAGCCGGTTCCGGCCTGCGTTCCGCCCGTAACGTACAGCTTCTCCCGGATACCGCCTTGGAGAACGGCCACGGCTGAACGGTCCGCAAAGTAAGCCCTGACCTTGGCTTCTATCTTGCGGGCCGTGCGTGCGTCCGTGGCGTCCCTGAGCAGTTCTGGGCTGATATAGTCCGTCCCGTTGATACGCTCGACCGCATGGGCGCGGATGAGGTCCCAATCGGTGGCGTCGATCCCATACCGCTCCAGAACGCCCCGGAGCCGATCCGGTAAAGCGTCGAACGTCTTGCCCTTGGACCTACCCAAAGTAGCGGACATGATTTCAGACACGGCCCGCTCGCCCGCTGCCGTCCACTGGCTGAGCAGGTTCAGTTTGAAAAACGCAGTATTTGCCTTGCTGAGCGTTTGGCCCGTGCTGTCTGCGCTTGTCATGCGGGAGGCTACGTCACGCAGAATGGAGTCAATACCAACCCCGACCAGTTCCGCTGCTTCCCGACGCTGCCCGCCGTCTGCAATCTGCGCAATTGTCCCCGTCAACTGCTCGCCCAAGGCTCCGAGGAAGTTCTTCCCCTGGTACTGGAGTTCACTAGCCGCCGTTGCAATATCAGGAAGCGAGGCAAGGACGGCCCCGCCAAGACTTGCCATCGTCTGCCATGCACGAACGCCGGACGCGATCTGCGCGCCGTTCAGGCTGGAGGGAATATCAATGCTCCCATCCGCAACGGACATGAGGCGCTGAGCAACTGACCCACTCAGGCGGTTGCGCACCCGCTCCGGCGCATTGCGGGAACGCTCCCGAAGATCGGACAACACCCGCTCAAACATGGCCTTGGGATTAGGCCCCAGTCTTTCCATGAGCGCAGTTGTATTGGCTGCGTGTCTCAGCCCTGAGGCGACCGCCTCCATGAGCGAGGAGGTTCCGTAGCTGTCGTTGTACTTAATCCAGTCCTGCGCGGACTTGAAGTGAAGCACGCGGGACTGGCTTACCTTCTTTCCGAGATTACCCGGCCCCTTGAAGCCGATAAGAGGGGCTTCCGTATCCGCCTTCATGAAGTTGCCGGTGGAGAGTTCCTCGTAGACTTTATCAAGAAACCCATCAATTCGGCTTTCCGCTACACCTTCAAAAGTCCTGTCATCCAGAAGCGGGCGAATGTCCGCTTTCCACTGGTCCTTCCCCGCCCTCGCAATGCGGAACATATCGTGAGACTGAGCCACGATATACCCGTCCATTTTGCGGATAAACGCCCCGTGCGCGTTCTGATCTTGGCGTGAGAGTTCCTGATACTTATGGATTATCTTCGCGATGCCCTGCGCTTCCTTGGAGCCGGTAGAGCCCGGCGTTCCGTTCTCGCGCAGTTCCCAGAGTTCAATCGCTATCTTGTCATCAAGGACACCCTTCCCGATCCCGAGAAAGCGGGCCTGAATGTAAGGCAGAAGGCCCCGCTTACGCAGGTCATGGATAAGCCCGCCAAGGTACTTGGCCTCATAGGAACGCCTCAGAGCGTCAACCGAAAACCGCGCCCCCTCAACGCGCTTGTTCGATCCAGCCAGGACCGCCTCAATTCCCTGCGCATCGTCGCCGAACTTCGCTATGTCGTCGTGCAACTGCTTATAGGCGACTTGATTCAGCTTCGCGTTGCGGCGCTCGATGGCCGCAGCTAGCTCAAGGTCAGCCGCAATCTGGGCTGCGTCCTGAGCGGTTGCCATGTCCTCCCCGTCTAGCTTCCCCGCTTTAGCCCGCTTCGCACGCTTGGCCTCCAGTTCGGCAACTGCCGCCGCAATCTCCTCA